GGCGGTCGATATAATCAAAAACTTGTTCTTGTGTAAGTGTTGGTTCTTCTTGATTTGTGTGTAGTAATGAGCGTATAGATTCTCTCTCTTCTCTCAATCTAGGGATGTTATCTTCTTCATCTCGGTTGAATTCACTCATCATTTCCTTGTGTTTACCATCGAGTGTTGTAGTTTTCTTCTTATTTACCTTAATTTTTTTGGTAGTTTTAGGTTTAAAGGATGGCATAATTTTATCGTAAATATTTTTATAAAATATTATATCTATTATTGTTTAATCTCTTTTCGGGAATAATACATTTTTAGGGGGAACCAGGGGTTCCCCCTTGCCCCCTCCCCGCCCTTCGGGGAATTCTAATTCCTTACCTTTTCCCAGGATAAGATTTCTTGATGAAAAACTGTTATAATTTTCCTGGGTTCCCGGTGGATAATGCTGTACATTTTAGAAAGGGTTGCTACGCAGCCCAGGTTCCCTTTTGAGAGAAACTGTAGCAGCAATGTCCACCGATATCCCAAAATTATGATTTTTAGAGAATCATAATAATTTTTAGAATAAAGTTTAAAATATCATTACGATTTTCGAGTGAGACTTAAAAATTATTTAAATACTCGGTTCACAGGAGGGGTCGCAGGGGAACCTTGGTTCCCTGCTAAACTGTAGGCGGAGTTTGCGAAAATGCGTTCAAATCCCGAAATTCAACAAACATAAACAACACCATGGTCTTGTGCGAAAGAGGACACATTAAGTTTTCTGTTATTTTAGTAAAATGGAAATACAAATTAACATTGAAAAAAACGGGTCTTCGAAACACGATTTGACAATAGAACAAATAACTTTTCAAAAAATGTTATTTTTATACAACGCAATAAACGATGGATGGAGTGTAAAAAAAACAAATGACTCATATGTATTTAAAAAAAATCATGAAGGAAAGCAAGAGGTGTTTTTAGACTCTTATTTACACCAATTTATGAAAGACGGGTTTGACATCAATGGTTTGTTACGATAACTAGTGACAACAATCATTATATATCGTATTTGTTGTAAATTCCGTCATTTTTTTTGAAAGAATTAAATTAGAAACTCAAAATTTTTTATCTTTAGCAATAATATAAATATAAAATGGGAGGAGGTCTAATGCAACTCGTCGCTTATGGCGCACAAGATGTTTATCTTACAGGTAATCCCCAGATTACATTCTGGAAAGTTACCTACCGCAGGTATACTAACTTTGCTATTGAATCCATTGAACAAACCTTCAACGGACAGGCCGATTTCGGTCGCCGTGTTACATGCATTATCAGTCGTAATGGTGATCTTGCATACAGAACTTATTTACAGGTTACACTTCCTGAAATCAACCAATACATGGGCAACACCGCCAGTCTTTCCACTGGAACCGGAGGTGTGTATGCTCGTTGGTTAGATTTCCCTGGCGAACAATTGATCGCCCAGGTTGAGGTCGAAATCGGAGGTCAGCGCATTGACCGCCAATATGGTGACTGGATGCATATCTGGAACCAACTTACCATGACTGCTGAACAACAACGTGGATACTTCAAGATGATTGGTAACACCACCCAACTTACCTTCATCACCGATCCCTCTTTCGCCGACATTGACGGACCTTGTGACTCCACTGCTCCTCGCCAGGTTTGCGCTCCCCGTAACGCACTTCCTGAGACCACCCTTTACATCCCCCTTCAATTCTGGTTTTGCACCAACCCCGGTCTCGCTCTTCCCTTGATTGCTCTTCAATACCACGAGGTCAAGATTAACCTTGACTTGAGACCTATTGATGAGTGTCTTTGGGCCGTCACTTCCCTTACCTGCAACTCAGGTGCTCCCGGAAACAACAAGACCCAATACAACATTGGAACCACTGTCAGCGCCACCATTGCCTACAACCAATCTTTGGTTGCTGCATCCCTTTACGTTGACTACGTCTTCTTGGATACCGACGAGCGCCGTCGTTTCGCCCAAAACCCTCACGAGTACTTGATTTCTCAACTTCAATTCACCGGTGATGAATCGGTTGGTTCGTCATCCAACAAGATTAAGTTGAACTTCAACCACCCCGTGAAGGAACTTATCTGGGTTGTCCAACCCGACCAGAACGTGGACTACTGCTCGTCTCTTCTTTGCGACGCTTTACTCTTCAAGGTTCTTGGCGCCCAACCCTTCAACTACACGGATGCCATTGACGCTCTTCCCAACGCAGTCCACGCCTTCGGTGGACCCAACGAAGTCAGCGCTGGAAACTACATTGATACCCGCGGTCTTTTCGAGGACGCTGGTGCCATGGATGTCACCTTCTCTGGTCTTTCTGGATACTGGACTGGAAACGAGGCCAACCTTGGTGGACCCAATGTTGGAATTAACCCCAACCAAGACATCAACGCCGGACTTGCCGCCCTTGGTCTTTCCAGTCAGAACGACCTCACTGGTGCTTACACCAACGGCGTCTACAACGCCAACCACAACCAAGGTTCCTCGGTTTCGGACGCCGGAACTTTCGTGTTGTCGGAGACCTCTTTGGACATGCACTGTTGGGGACAGAATCCCGTTGTGGTTGCCAAACTCCAATTGAACGGTCAAGACCGTTTCTCGGAGCGAGAAGGTTCCTACTTCTCTTGGGTTCAACCCTACCAATCCCACACTAGATGCCCTGATGAGGGTATCAACGTGTACAGTTTTGCACTAAGGCCTGAAGAACATCAGCCTAGCGGGACGTGCAACTTTTCGCGAATTGATAACGCAACCTTACAACTTGTGCTCTCCAACGCCACCGTTGAAGGCACAAAAACCGCCAAGGTTCGCGTCTACGCTACAAACTACAACGTGTTGAGAATTATGTCGGGCATTCCAATTGGATTGTATAATATATTATACACATTCTCCTGTGCCCAACAGTTGGCTGCCATACTAGATATTTGCTTCCTAGTATGGATAAACAGTGTAAAGCAAATATGTGAATCAAAGGAATTCGCATTATATAACCAGCTAGTCTCTTATTGACTATCTTGTCAAAAGGAGGCGACATTTCTAAATTGCGGGAACATCCTTAGAGCCTTTTCTACTACTTTGTTGTGTGAAAACACTTCAAATACCCGGGGTAATGACCTAGGGCATAGTAATAACGAAAAGGATTGGAAAATCCGCAGCCAAGCTCCTACGTGCGCCAATGCAAGCATATGGAGAAGGTTCAGAGACTATAATGGAATGGGTCTGAGAAAGCTAGCAACTTTCAATGAAGACTTAAGGGATAGTCCAGTTTATTAATGAAAATTAATAAAAGTGCTAACAACGGGGAGGGTTAGCGTATAGTAATTAAAGTAGACGAGATTTATTATTGCTTTACTTTTATATAGTTGTTTTAAACTAATTGAATAGATCCATATTATAAAGATTATAATATGAATAATGTTGGTGTTGACATCTCTAGTAAATTCAAGGCAAAAGTATTTTGTTTTTAAAAATGTGGGAATGATTAAATCTTAACAAAATAATTCGCGAAAATTATGACATTCATGAACAGTTAGGGATTCTTTATAAAAAAATTAAAGAAAAATACGAAAATGAAACAATATTTTACCTTTTTGTTTTTAAAACTAAAAAACAAACACGAAATTGTGCGTTTTGCTTTCCCATACGGGAAAGTTAGTTAAAAACACATACTATGGTATCAAAAAAATTATTTTAAGTGATTATTTTTTCATAAAGAAATTTTAACTTATTTAACAAAACAACAATATATGTATAATATTGAAAATAAAATTACCATAGATATTCAACAATGTCAATCGGTATCCCAAAAATGTAATTTTTATAGAATCATAAGAATTTTTAAAATAAAGTTTAAAATATTATTATGATTTTTTGAGTGAGACTTAAAAATTATATAAATGATCGATTAACAGGAGGGGTCGCAGGGGAACCTGGGTTCCCTGCTAATAGACATTATTAAAAATATTAAACGCTCATTAACGAGCAATAAACCAATAATATATCAAAAAGAGTTAACGGAAAACAGATATCAATATTATTGTTACCTTGTAACAAAGTATTCTGAAATTTTTTCAAAAAAAACAAGTTAAATAATAGTTAACAATAATAAGATGAATCCCCACAAAAAAGAACACATTCAACAAAAACAATTAAGACGAGAGAAAAAACGAACAGAAAAGCGGTCTACGACAGCGGATGAAGTTATTTTTACATTTGAAAAAGTTTTAGAAAACTGGAAAATAACCAAAATTTACAACACAATTATTCAAATGAACCCGCAGTCTAAAACCGACAAAAATTCCATTGAAAAAATCGCAACGGGAAACTGTAAGGTCTATGAAACTGAATTGTCGAAAGAACGATATAACTATTACGTAGAATTGCGAAACCAGGTTTACGCTCATTTGAATAAATGCAAAAAAACAACGGTATAACAAAAAATATTGTTCCAATATATGAACGCGTCACTAGGTTTAGAATATCGTCCAAAAATTATCACAATTGCGTTGAATTGTCATGGAAGTGAATATAATTTATCCGATTATGAATTACAAAACAGATTGCAAACACAAATGGGACTCGACACAGAAACAATACAAACTATCAAAGACAACGTTCGTATTTTGTCCTTGGTTGGCGAAAATGGATCGGTTGCCATGGGTGACAGAGCAAGTTGCACCGAAAAACAAGACATTGAAAGTTATCTTGAAATCGCAAGTAGATATTTTTATCCAGAGGGTGAAACATCTACTACTCCGACTTATGAAATATTGCACCATTTAGCAGAAGAATACAAATCTGTTTACGAAACCACTGTTATGAGAGAATATGAGATGGTTGAAGACGTTAATGACTTGTCAGATTTTGAACGCATTATACGTTCGTTAAATTACGGAGACAGTCTTCAACTGATTGGTTCAACTTATGATAAACATTACAATTTTTCAGACACGAGTCGTGAATTTAAATTATTTGGATTACATTTAGTCAATATTCGTAACTATCCAGAGTTTGAAACCGAAATTTCTATTGTTCCAATCCTTGACGAAAGAAAGAATTATAGAGCCAATTTATTGAATGGAGAAAAAAAACAAAAAATGTTGGGTTTTGCGGATGAATTCATTCGTGAAAAGGTAGAACAACTGCTGAATAAAATATTAATTGAAAAAGACGTTTTTTTAAGTGAAATAATAACGCTTTTTCACCTTTTAGGGTTTGACGTTATTAATATCATTGACCTGTCTTGTCGTTCAAATTGGTTTGGTGAAAAAGTAGATGGAAGAATTAATTCGAGAGAAATAAATGTTCGAGACCGTGAAAACGCCGAAAGACACAACCATGCGTTTGGAAAACCTGTTACAAAAAGAAAAAAAACAGAGAAAAACAAAAAGAAAAAACAAAGACGAAGACGAAGACGAATTACAAAACGGCGACGTAAAATAGGGGGTTCCTCCTATAAAAATTAAAATGACTTTCCAAAATCAAAAATTTTTAACTTTATTGTTTCTAGACATATAACATAACAAGAATGCGGTTATACCTATTTGCCTTGTTTGCATTTCTTTTTTCTATGAAAACTGTCGCTAGCGACACCAAAAAAGATACAACCAAATACCCTCAACTCGATGACAAAAAAGGAGAGAAACATCCTGACCACGATTATGACCGCGACCCCGAAGGAGCAGAAGCAAGAGCAACAGCAGAAGCAAGAGCAGCAGAAGCAAAAGCAAAAGCAAAAGCAGCAGCAAAAGCGAAAGCAGAAGCAGAAAAAGCAAAATCAGAAAAAGACGCACCAGCAGCAAAAAAAGGAGCAGTATCAGTAGCAGACGACCCCGACCGTAACCTTCATCCAAATCAAGATATTAAACGTAGGGGGAACCCCCGGTTCCCCCTTGCCCCCTCCCCGCCCTTCGGGGAATTCTAATTCCTTACCTTTTCCCATGACAAGATTTCTTGATGAAAAA